GTCGGATTGCTTAAGGGCTTGAATGGCATGATCGTCTTGGATAAAGAGGAGGAGTATGACTCTAAATCTTATAGCTTTGGTGGTTTACCTGACCTCATGCGTGAATTCTCTATCCAAGCTGCTGGTGCTGCCGATATGCCATATACGATTTTATTCGGGCAATCACCTGCAGGCATGAACGCAACTGGTGAGCACGACACACGGAACTATTACGACAGTATCGCAACTAAGCAAATATGGTCCTTAAAGCCATTCATGATGAAGCTTTTAAGAGTAATTGTTCAAGCTACATTTGGTCGTCAGATTCCAAGCTTAGATGTTGTGTTCAATCCTCTATGGCAATTAGACGCTAAGGTCCGCTCTGAAGTTGAGAAGCTAACGCTGAACGGGATTCCAAGTATTTAGAAATGGGCATCATCACAGAGCCACAGATAGCAAAACAGCTTGTTATTGATGGTGTTTATTCAGTGATTGATGAAAAACATATCAAAGAGCTTGAGACAATGGTGAAGCTTAATGACAACGATAATTCAGATCCTGAAACCCCACCTCCAGCAGGCGAAGAAACGTAAAAAAGGTCGTAAAGCTTCCAAGCCGAGAGCCGTGCACGTAAATCGCCGTGTAGAGCTATATTACACACGACAACTACTGGCTATTTCAAAATACTGTCAGGAACAAACAAAAGAATTGGTTATCCCTACAGTCGGCCAGAATATCGGTGATGCTTGGTTTTCTGACATGATGACGGCGTTTAGGGAAAAGCTCACAAAGTATGTTGTAGAGATTTCACGACCGTTGGCCACAAAGGTTGTGACTGATACTCAAAAGGAAGTGGACAAGCAAATTGCAGAACACACTAAAACAATTATTGGTGTAGATCTTACGCCGTTCTATCGAGCTGCTGATATTCAGGATGAGGTAGATCTAAACATTACGGCTAATATCAGTTTGATTAAGTCCATTCCACAGCAATACGCCGATAAGCTTGAGGTACTAATCACCAATGCTTTGCAGACTGGACAAACCAATGAAGAGTTGGCCAAAGCTATTAAGCAATTAGGTTTATCTACAGATTATCGAGTACGTCTTATTGCTAGTGATCAGATGGGCAAGATTAACGGCCAAATTAACCAAGCCCGACAGCTTTCGATGGGTGTGGAGACATACACATGGCAAACGGCGAAAGATGAGCGTGTAAGGCCAGACCACAAGCATAAGCAAGGCAAGACATTCAGATGGGATTCACCGCCAGATGGAGGACATCCCGGTCAGCCTATTCGTTGTCGTTGCACGGCGTTGCCAAATTATGAAGATATTTTGATTGATTAAATTTACTAATTTATGAGACTTTAATAGCTTGATAATTAAATTTTACTTAATCATTTTATTAAGGTGGGGTAATGGAAGTTAAAAATGAAATTTTAAAAGATTACGAAGATTACTGTCATAAAAAATTAGTTAGTGAGTTTGGTAATTATAAAGCTGGAACAAGTGGACCAATTCATTTATATCAGCGTTATAAGTATAGAATTATTAACGCTCAACCAAGAGAGGTGATTGAGCCTCAAAATTTAGTCATACCTGCTGAACATTTAGCTGCTTATCAAAAAATTATTTTAGATATAAAGGAAGGGAACTCTTTAAATAAATATCAAAGCAGAAACCTGAAAAAGCTAGATTATGATGATGATATGTTATCTCATTGGAGAATCCAGCATTTTCATTTAGGTAATGTTGTGGAAAGTGATGGATTTGTAAAAAGAACGTCGGATTTATTGTTTATCCACTTTTCTAACTCTCAAGCACACATTATTGGAATTTTTTCACATGGCGATTGGTGCGATTTAGATATCATCGAAACAATTCATGAAAATTGGCCTGATCTACTTATTAGCTTTAAGAGTGAATCGACTAGCGAACCTTTAACCGAAGAGCAATATAAAATTTTAAGACGTAAAGGCTACAACACAACTGTTAGAGTAAAGGATGGTACAGAATATCATCCACCAGGTTTTGGTGTTGTTTCTAGTGGATCGCCCGTAGAAGCTATCACAAATGTTCAGAGGATCTTAATTACATTTGAGAACTCGTTTAATGCAATTTCTACGAACATTGATCAGATATTAGAAGCTGATCCTCAAAAAAGAACAACTGAAATAGCAACTATCGGTTTGGAGATGGATGAGGCGAATCATAGATTTGTTTATATAATTAAGGAAACGGGCCATAGATTTACCTTAGATCACGAATAAAGAAATTTTTTCATCACAGGAAATTAAATCTGATATTTCAAACCCACCATTTGGTGGGTTTTTTATTGAGCGCAATTTATGAAAACCATTTACCAACTCAAAATTGGTGACTTTGCGCCAAGCGAATCGACACGCTCATTTACCAAAGAGGGGTATCTGAAATGCGTCAATGTTCGCTTAGCTAAAGCGCCACAAGTACGACAGTACTATGCGTATGAGTTTCCATCTCTGGAAGGTTATACCGCTGATCAAGTCATCAATGTCTACACGCCTGCAGAAGAGCTTTTCAAACCTGAGGCTATTCAAAGCTTCAATGGTGTAGACGCTACTGACTATCACCCGCCTAAAAATGAAATTAACGCATCTAACTGGAAGGATTATCACATTGGCTATTGTGAGAACGTTCGACAGGAAGGCGATTATCTGGTGGGTGATTTGCTCATTAAAGACAAGATCAGCATTGATCTGATCCAAAGCAACGAGCGGCTAGAAATGTCGCTTGGCTATGGAGCCTTATTAATCGTTGAGCAGGGTACGGCGCCAGATGGTACGCCGTATCAAGCGAAATTTATCAATTTTATAGGCAATCACGTAGCGCTCGTTAAATATGGCCGTTGTGGTGGTGATTGCCGCATCGGTGACAAACAACAAACTCCACATAAGGGGAATATATCAATGGAAGTTATTGTAAATGGTGTGCGCTATAACATTGGCGATAACACGCCTTTAGCGGATGCATTAAAAATCCAGCAAGAGCAGCTTGACAATTTAAAGGCGGCAAAGCTCAAAGTTGGTGATAAGCAATTTTCTATCGGTGATGAGCTTGGAGCAATTCAAGCAGTCGTAGATCAATTGCATGCCGAAAAAACTGCTCTTGAGCAAAAAGTAGGTGATCTGGAAAAGAACCAGATGACGCCTGAAAAACTTGAACAAGCTGCTGCCGAACGTGCTGCTGTTATTGCCGATGCTAAGGCATTGGTACCAACAGTTAAAACCGAAGGTTGCTCATGTGAGCAAATCAAGCGTGATGTTATTGCTGCAAAAGCTGGTGATGCTTTAGTAACTGCTTTGATGGGTAACGTATCAGTAGGTGATGCAAAGCCTGAGCAGATCGACACAACTTTCCGTGCACTCTGTGCTGTGAAGGGTACTCATCCTTCTAATCCTGTAGGTGATGCTCTTCACCAGCAGCAAAGTGTTAAAGCTGGTGATGGCAACCCAGCAGGCGGTGGGGAAGAAAAGACCTACAGCAAAGAAAGCGCATACAAAACAATCTAAGGGGAAGTAAATCATGGTTAAGCAATACGATGCTGTACCCGGTATGAAGTTTCACCTCATCGGACCAGAGGATATTTTATCCCTGCCTGTAGCTGGTACCGGTTTGGTGAACGATGGTGACGTGGTTGTACGAAGTACGGATGGAAAAACAGTTTCAGCGGTAACTGGTGCAACTAATACTAAGTTTGGAATTATCGTACGTCATGGCGTAGGCAAGTCAGGCAAAACGGCAGATGGCAAAGAAGCTATAAAGCTACTGATGTAGCACCAGTTATGACGATCGGCTCGATTTACGTGAAGGTCACGGCACCAGTCACCGATATCAACGCAAAGGTTTATGTCAAAACAGCTAACGGCACCACAGCAGCGCCGTTAGGTTCTTTATCCCCAACAGCAACAGACGGTACAGAGTTACCGAACGCATCTTGGGAAACAATTTCAAATGAGCAGGGCTTAGCTGCTGTTCGCTTACGTGGGGCATAATAATTATGAGTAAATTGGCAGCAATGAAGCTACGTCTAACACCAGTAGCTCAAATGGTTCAGGCAAATATTGGGGATGCATTTAATATTGATGCATTAGCCCAGTTATTCGTTAAATTGGAAGAATTTAACGAAATGGGTCCTCAGCTTCAGCAAGTGATGGATTACGCTAAATACATTCCTGTTAAACCTGTCAATGCCGTATATGGTGGAGGAGAGATCCTAAGCCGTAAGAAGGGTGTGGGTATGGGTAAAGATCATTCAGGAACTGGTAATGATATTCCCGTGGCTGAAGTTGAATATGATACTGTTCAATTGCCAGTGAAGGTCGGCACGATCAGTTATATGTATTCAGTGTTTGAGTTACAAGCAGCCCAAAAATTAAATTTAGCACTTGAAGCAGATAAAGTAGAGGCCGCTCGTCTAGCTGCAGAAAAACACTTAAGTAACATTGCTTGGTATGGCAATGCTCTTACCGGAGTTAGAGGCTTCTTAAATCAGACGGGTGTAACCATTGTTACAGCCCAACATAACTGGGCTACTGCAACCATTGAAGAAGTACTAAGTGACTTCAATGCAAGCTTGGCAGATGCTGAAGATCTTGTTGATGGGGATGTATCCGTACAGCCAGATACTTATTTGATGGCATCAAATCAGTACTTACATCTTTCTACCCGTGTAGTTGCTGATTCTGGCGGAAAGACTTTCTTAAAATTCATTGAAGAAAATAACATCTTCGCATCACAAGGTAAGCCGTTAACCATTCGTGGTTTAGGTCGTTCAAATGGTAAAGGTACGGCAGGTGCTGACCGTTCTATTATTTACCGCCGTGATCCGTCATGCATCCAAATGAAATGTGATGACGTCACTTTCTTGGCAGCTCAACCAGTTGGTGTGGATATTAAAGTGCCTGGTCACTACAAATATCAGGGCGTATGGTTGAAGCGTGTTGATTCTCTCCGTTACTTGGATCACGTGTAAGGATTAAAACAGTATGAAATATTCTTATATCTATAGCGGCTTACAGGCCGCTTTTGTTTTTTCTGGTATTGCTGTTTTGCCTACAGGCACACCAACTCTTGTGGATGAAGAAGCGCACAAGAAGCTCACTAAAAATAAGTTTGCTAAACATCTTATTGATATCGGTGAACTTGAAGTTCAGGAAATCGCGGAAGATGAGCCAAAAACAGCGGGTAAAACTGGTGGCCGTGGTGGTAAAGGTGGTAAACAAAACGATGCAGCAGGTGAGCAGCAAAAGCCAACTGATGAAGATGCTTTGGCCGCCGTGAAGGCTGAATTAACAGCGCTTGAAGTAACGTTTAGTGATGATGAAACACTTGAGCAGTTACAAGCTAAGTTAGCTCAGGCTAAAGAATAAGGTGAGTCTATGGACGTACAAACGTTTCGTGAAAAGTTCTCGACTGATTCGAGTTTAATGTCTTTGCCAGATGCAAAAATTCAGGATGCTTTAGAAGAAGCGGATCTGATTGTTTCTCAAATTGAGTTCGGGGCATTAAAGGAACGTGCTGTAGGTCTATATGCAGCACATATTCTTAAAGTTGGTACTGTAAGTGGCAATGGTGCTGCTTTTGGTACCGCCTCAAGCATGACAATTGCGGGCCAAAGTGTGAGTTATTCCCGATCATCGAAAGAAGCTTTCTATGATCTCAGCATGTATGGCCAGCGCTACCTTGCGTTAAAAAATTCCATTCCAATCGATGATGAAGGCACAAACCCTAACCGTTTAGGTGTTGGCGCTTTTGTCGTATAGGAGAGACCCATGCCTTTTAAATATCAGGCACCAGAAGGTTACAAGCCAACCAAAATCGTTATTGCCGGGCAAAACCTAGATATCAAAAACGGCGTTTTAGAATCTGATAATGACATTATCCATATTTTAAAGCCCTTAGGTTTTGAGCGTTATGTTGAAGTGTTTGAGCCAAAGAAATCGGCGGCATCTGCTAAAGAGTAATTAAGCTATGAGCGATTATCGTGTTGATAGCCAAGTCAACTTTGATGAGATGAATAATCGCGTTAGGTTTGAAATAAGACGCACGATTAACGCTCTTACTTGCGCTTACAGCGGATTGTTCAGGAAGACATGTTAAGTGGCCAACGACTTAAAGTTCAGTCAGGTCGCTTGCGTGGATCCGTTTCATCAAAGGTGGATGAGGATAAGGATTCCATAGAGGGAACCGTAGGTGCTGGTGGTG